GCTTCCCAGTTTCCATCTAAAAATTGTTTTCTTTGTACTTCTGGTAATGATGCTAACATTGCATAATAATCATCTGTTTGCATCAGATAAGGATTGTCTTCTAACTTTGCAGGTATAAATCTTCTAGATATTTTTTTAACACCTGTAGGAGTTTTAATATCTATATCAAACTTTGTGTTTGGTTTTGCAGGGTCAACAAACATTTGTTTAACCCATTGTGAACCTACATTTCCGGGATTGCCTGTTGCTCTCATGTAAACAGGAATCTCTGGGTCTACGCTTCGTAAAGAGGACCGAAGAAAATTATATATATCTTCGGTGGGGTATTGTGGAAGTTCGTCTATTCCAATCCAAGTATATGATTGTCCTTGGTAACGTAAAGCATCAGTTAAGTTTTCCGCATACCCAAACTCTATTCTAGCACCTGAAGGAAACTTCCATTCTTTTTCTTGTTCCCTCCATTTAGCACCGGGATAAGCTTTAGGATATAGTTGTTGTGAATGATTAATTAAATCTCTTAACTCAGGCATTGTACGTCTAATTAGTAATGCTCTGTGTTTTTGTTTATCACAATAACGAAGTGGGTCAACCAACATTGCATATGATTTACCTCCACCTCTTGCTCCTCCGTAAAATACTTCTCTTTCGGATGATGCTAAAAATTCTGTTTGTGGTCCTTCATTAGGTTCAAAGATAACTTCTCTATCTTTGATAGCTTCTCTTATATTAGGAGTTGTTTCTTCAATCTTATCTTTTTCAATAAGTTGTTCTTTACCTTCTAATACATTATCAATCTTTTTTAATTTACTTTTTGTAGACCAATAATTATTTTGTGCTTTTTCTAGTTGCTCTTTTCTTTCACGCAATAAATCTTGTGCTGACTTACGAGCTTTTTTTTCTTTAATAGTTAAAGGAGTATTTAAATCTTTTACTCTTCTTCTACCAGATTTTTTTGGTTTAGGTTCGTCTACCAACCTTTATGTATTACCCTTTTTAGTACTTCTCTTAATCCCATACCTGTAAGTTTTCTACCTGTATGATGTGATAACCATTCTGCAGTTTCTCTGTAAGAACAATTATTTTCTATAAACTTTTTTGCTTTTTTAATTAACTCCATATGTTCTTCGTTTTGTATTAGAAAGTCAGGGTCTTCTTCTGATACTTCATAACCATAAGGAATTACTCTAGCATTTTTTCTTCTAGCTATTTTAATTTTTTCAGTCACTATTTTTTGGTGGTAGTATAAATACTCCGTGTTGAACTTTAGCAGTAATATCTAATTTTTCTTTTTTGGATAAACCAACTCTATCTAATATTTGTTTGGCTGCCTCCATTCTAATATTAGCACCGGGTAAACTTCCGTCTTCATCTAAAGCATTAATCATACCCATACTTGCTCTAGGTGCAAAAGCAGCTAACTGTTCCTCTGCTCTTGTAATAATTTCATCTTTTAATGAACGTAGTGGTTGATGATAGTCTGCATAACCTGCTATGTCTCCTGC